TACTTCAACTGAAGTTGATGGAAGCATAACCAATGAACTTCAAACATTGGCCAATACTTCCAACGCCACAAGCCATACAACTACCCTTTCCAATTCCGGGGGTTCAACGCAATTTGTTGAAGGCACGGGCATTGGCCTTGCAACAACAGGTACAACGCTGGACGGGGTTTTAACAATTACGAATACAGCCCCCGACCAAACGGTTTCCATAACAGGTGCAGGAATTTCAGTTGTTACAGGTACTTACCCAACGTTTACCATCACTTCAACTGAAGTTGATGGAAGCGTGACCAATGAAGCGTGGACAATAGATGGCGATGATGCTGAAACAGAAGTTATTTCAAACCAAACCGTAAAATTTCAAGGTGCTGGAATTGCTGCAACCGATTATGATGCGGCAACAAATGTGCTTTTGATTACGGCAACTGAAGTTGATGGAAGCGTAACGAATGAAGGCGTTTTGGGTGTTGGTGCGGGGGGCGCAAGTTCTTCAGTGCTGCTTTCAAACACTTCAGGCGCAACGGGTGTTACCATAAACGTTGCAGGGATAAACGCCATAACAGAAAGCACTTCTTCAAATGGCGGTTCAATAACCATTACGGCAACGGAGGTTGATGGTAGTGTGACCAACGAACTTCAGACGCTTGCAAATACTTCCAATGCAACAAGCCACACGGCAACATTGAGCAATTCCGGGGGAAGCATGCAGTTGGTTGAAGGTTCTGGAATTACACTGACTACCACAGGCACAACACTGGACGGAATTGTAACCATTGCAGCCACAACGCAAGCAACGGATTTGACTTTCACGGGTTCAGGGCCGTACACGTTGAACAGTTCGACGGGTACGGATGTGACCATAACACAGGGTTCAGGTATTGTAATAACCAGAACAAGCAACGACCTTTCTTTTGCCGCTTCTGATGCCAGTGCTACCAACGAACTTCAAACGTTGGCCAATACAAGCACAGGTACAACGCACACGGCAACGCTTTCAAATTCCGGGGGTTCGCTGCAATTGGCTGAAGGTGCAAATGTTACGTTGACCACCACAGGTACAACGCTGGACGGAATTGTAACGGTTGCGGCGGCTGGAACGGACTTGCAGTTTACGGGAATAAGCCCAACTTTTGACTTGACTTCAAGCACGGGTACAGATGTGCAATTTGAAGCAGGAACAAACATAACGATAACAAGGACGGGTGGAACAAAACTGACCATTGCTTCTTCAACAGCGGCGGACGGCAATGGGTATTATTCCGGCAATGGGGGCAATGGGGGCAATGGAACAATACCTTCATTAACCACTTCAACCATTACAAACCAATTCACATTTTCAAGGGCAACGGATGATGTTGGCGGGCTTGTACCCGTTCGCATAAGCGTTGCAGCGGGGAATGAACCCGATTTCATGTCCTTTGTAAATGGTTCAGACAGCATACTTATTTCAAAAGGCGACCAAGAATTTGAAATTGATGCGAACAAAACGCTTGTTGTAAGAAGTACGGAATTGCTTTATTTGATTGCGGATAGCATAAACATTTCAACCGTTCCAACAGGGTTCGACAATGAAGCAACATTGCTGTTTGTTTCACCCGCTGGAACTATTGTAAAGGCGGAAGGGCTTGACCCGGATATCATACGCCAAAACGGTGCAGCAACAAACGATGTGCTGAAATGGAACGGCTCAAAATGGGCTCCCGCTGCCGGGGGCGGTGGTGGAACACCTGCCGGGTCTTCCTTCGAGGTTCAGTACAACAATGCCGGGGCTTTTGGTTCAGAAACCGTTTTTCAGTATGACCCAACAGATAATGAATTGGTGGTTGGAACAACAACGGCGAATGCCGCCATTCATGGAAGGGCAAGGAATGATACAGGGGCTTCAATTTTCTTGGCTGAAAATAACAGCGCAAACGATGTTCTAAAGGTGAATTCAGATGGGTACACGCAGTTTGGGGACAATGCTTCGCTTCCAAGAATTTACCAAACCGCTTCAGCCGGGGCCGCTGTAAGTTACACGGCACAGGGCTTGACTTTTGAGGGCATACCAACGGCAACAACGGGGCTTGATTTGTTTTCATTTTTGGAGGCAACGGCAGCACCAACAGCCGGGGATTTCAATGTTGTTCGACAAACGGGGACATTCAACCCAACATCGGGTTCAGCTTCAATTGATGGTTTTGTGACTGACCCAACCATAAACATTGCAACAAGTGCTTCAGGCTTGGCGCGTGGTTTTGTTGCAACGCCAACGCTTACTTCTGCGCTTGGTGGATACCATGCGTTTGCTACAAACATAAATTCAGGAACAAACCGTTGGGCTTTTTATGGGGCTGGAACGGCAGATTCAAGAATAAACGGGCGTTTGGGCATTGGGGGCGACCCGGTTTCAGGGTTCAATTTGTACAGCAATGCGGCAATAAGGATTGACGGGGCGGTTGTTTCAAGGGGTACAGGAACAAACCCGGCTTCTGATTTGGTTACGCCACAAATGCGGCTTTGGAATACAACAGCTACAACGGGGGATATATGGTACTTTGCTTCACTGAACAACGGTGATTTTGTTGTGCGTTCAGATAATGCCGGGGCAAACCAATTGGTAATAAAGGATGCGGCAAGCGGCGGGCAGGTACAGGTTACAAATACCTTGCGAATTGGAACATTTACGGGAACGCCTACGCAATTAAATGGAACGGATGGTTCAGGAAACGTTGGTGTTGTAAACCTTGGCAGTGGTGTTACACTTCAGGGCATTGGTGAACTTCCGCTTTGGAATAGCAACGATGCGGGAAGCGTAACTTCTTTGACGGCAACGGCATTGGCTGATGTTACGGGGCTTTCTTTTGCGGTGACGGCAAATGTGAAATATGAGTTTTGGGCCGCCATAAAATACAGCGCAAACAACACCACAACAGGCAGTGCATGGTCAATTGACTGCCCTGCCGGGACGGTTGCTTTGCAAGTAGAATCCGCAACGGCCAACAACGCAAAGTTCTTTCATGCGCAAAACGCAGAAAACACCCTTTTGGCAAGTGCAAGTTCTGCTTACACTTCAGGCAACCTTGCCTATGTTCGAGGGATTGTTGAACCTACTTCCGGGGGAACGTGCATTTTGCGCGGCGCAACTGAAGTGGCTTCAAACGCAATAACTGTTCAGGGAACTTCAAATGTGAATTGGCGGGAAATAAAATAAGCCCCGCCTACTTTTTCCATTTAATAAAAACGCTTCACTATTTTAAGCCATGAACTATGCTTACAGACCTTCGCATACTTATTGCGGAATTGAAGAACAACCCAATGCCAACGATTTGCGGCCTTTTGATTGCCTGCATAATTGCACTTGGCATGCACTTTCTTTCAGAACAAAAAAGGCATGAAACAAAGGAAGAAAGGCTTTCCGCACAAGTTCAGGAACTTAATTTGAAGATTTTGACAAATGACAGGGAATGGGCAAAGAAGTTTGATGAAGTACGGATGGAGCAAATTGGGGAAATGAAGGAAGCATTGGCAAGGCAAAGCAAAATTGAAAGTGAACAAAAACGAATTCTAAAAAAAGTAAATCAATGAAGTACATTTTTGTAATTGTAACAGCAATTTGGTTCATTGCACAGGAACAATGCCGAAACGCAAACTTGCCAAAGTGCGATGAAACGGCAAAAACAGCGCAGGTTGTAAACAACAAATCTCAGCCTGAAGAAACGGTTGTTGGCAATGACAGCATTCAGGCGGTTTATGACAGCCTGAACACAGAACTTTTTTGCCGAATAACTTGCGCAGAAAATGGGTTGGGAAAACTAAAAAAAAAACTGTACCCGAGTGAAGCCCTGCACCTTATAAGCGCAAGTGACCCGATTTATTGTAAATAATTCAACATTCTTTTTCTAAACATGAAAAAATCAACCACACTGCTTGCGGTTCTTGCTGCAATTTGGGCTTTTTCAGCCCTTGGTTTTGGCCTCTTGTTCCAATCCTGTACAGAAGCAAAGCAACCACCACCACCACCTTCAGAAACACAGGCGAACGCCCCGGCATTTTATGTTGACCCGATACCCAATGACCATTTTTGCGCAGCGATTGCGCCTGTTCAAAAAACAAGCCGGGCGGTTACGGTGAACGGAAGGCTTTGGCCGAATGGTTCAACCCTGAAAATAAAGCTGCTTGGCGGCACAGAACAACAAAGGCGGTATTTCACGGATGCTGTTCTGGAATGGAAGAAAGTAGTAAACCTTGAATTTTCTTATGTTACAACAGGGAATGCAGATTTGAGGGTTTCTTTTGTTGCTGGAAGCGGTTCATGGAGTTACATTGGAACGGATGCGAAGGGAATACAACAGGCACAGGCAACCATAAATATTGGGTGGCTTGGAAGTGACGTGTGCTTGCATGAATTTGGGCATGCTTTGGGCATGGCACATGAACAGGCAAGCCCGAATTCCACGATTTGTTGGAACAAAGAAGCGGTTTATGCAGCATTGGGCGGGCCGCCGAACAATTGGAGCAGGGAAACGGTTGATTTCAATGTGTTCAGGAAAATGACGGCACAGGAAGCAAGCGCAACGGTATTTGACCCGCTTTCAATAATGCAATACAGCGTTCCGGCTTCATGGCTTTGCCCCCCTTCCAACGGCATCCCCGGTGGCAAAGTGCTTTCTGCGCTGGACAAGAGGTTCATGGGCGAAAAATACCCAAAACCGCCCAACCCAAATACCACCGTTTGCTTGAAGCCTTACCAAAGGGATTCCATTGCAAAATGGATGAGTGAAGCAAAATAAAACGTGTTATCTTTGGCACACTAAAACAAAATTCAATTTTTCAATCACACAAACTTTTCACAAATCATGACCAAAATTAATTCTTGGGTCGCTCGCTTAGTTGTTGCCGCCCTTTCCAGCGTTGAAGCCTTCTTTATCTCCAAAATCAAAAGCACCGTTGTACGCGAAGGGCTGCGCAAGTTGTTGCGCCCAATCCAAGACAGTGCTTTGGCTTTTGCCGATGACAACCCGCGAAATGATGAACAGTTGGAAGCCATTTGGAAAGGCTTTGCACACATTGAATTGCCGGATTATGCTGAAGGGCAAATTGAAGGGGCAATTGCAAAAATTGGCGATGAAAACGTGCGAACCGTGCTTTCAACCCTTTCGCACCCAATCGTCAACATGCTCCGCCTTGTAACGGATGAAGACCCGAACAATGAAGTTCAGTTGAAAATCATGCTGAAGGCGTTTGTTTCAGACCCGCAAAACCAAAAGGTTTTGATTGAGAACGTTATTGTTCCGTTGATTGAAGCCAAAGTGAAGGACGAATCCTTGCGGGCTTGGCTTATTGACCTAATCCGCAACGGCTTGTTTGCGGACGGACAGGTTTAATTGCCGCCCAATAGTACCAATTCAAGGTTTACAAAATAAGCCGCCCCGCTTTCTTGGCGGTGCGGCTTATTTCATTTTAAAACAACTTTTTATGAAAAAAGCAATTTTATCAACAGCCCTATTCCTTGCCTGCCTTTCGGTTTTCGGGCAGGGGGATTCAACCAATTTTACCATAACATTCACTTCAGGCAAAGGTGTTGATATTATAGAAGCCACTACAAGCACCACAGGCACGGGTGTTATTACAATAACCGGGGCGGCTTATGATTGTGTACCATTTACGCGGTACACGGCTTGGAATGTTGGTTTTGAAGGGGATACGCTTTGCGAACATGATTGGGTTTATGCGAATGAAGAAGATGTGAATGAAGAAAGGAATTACACAACCTTGGAATACTGCCAATGCGGTTGCACAAGTTCAACCAATGAAGCCCGGCTTTGTGAAAAATGTTACAGGGGTGAAGTTCGGGTTAGGTTTGATGGTTGGGACGTGGTTGTAAAGGAAGAATCCGCTTACAGCAAACTTCATAAAAAGGCACAAAAAAAGCATTGAATTTGTGGCCACAAAAGGCACACGTTCAAACAAATTTCCAAACAGTGTGGCCACAAAAGGCACACAAACAATTCAACTCACCATGAAAAATTTAACAGGCTTACTTTCCCTTATTTGGGTTCTTTTTTCGGCATGCGATACGCAAACGCCAACACCTTGCCCATGCCCCTGCCCTCCCCCGCCCGAAGGCGGCACACTATTGGCGAACCCTTCAGGCGCGATTGGAAGTTGTTGCTTCCCTTGGACACCTGTTGAAAAGATGGGTGCGTTCGCAACGGTTCGGGCGTATGTTTCAGCGGAATTCATTTCAACACCACAGGGGCTTTTTGTAGAACCTATTTGGAAGGCACGGACAGACCCGGCAGCGGGTTTGGATTCTTGGATTGCTGCGCTGAATGCGAAAGGGTGCAGCCCAATTATTTGCGTAAACCAGACACCCGAATGGTTTTGGGGGCAAAACCCGGCATTTATAAACAGGGAATACCGTGAAGCGGCTGCGCTGGAATATGACCCGCACGGGGATTTTAAAGACTGCATGGCTACGGGCGGCAAACGGGCGGTGAAGCATTCAAGCAGTGAACAATTGGTTGCAGAACACCCGCCAATAAAACCGGGGCTTTCAAGAACAGACCCGGCAAATTATGCAACCTATGCCCGCATTTTTGGGGAACTGGCAAAAAGGTATGGGAAGAACAAATTCCCTGAAGGAAGCCTTTGGGTGAACAGCAACCCGAGGTGGACGAATGACCCGCCAAACAAGAAGGTTTCAGGGCTTGGCTACAAAGTAGGGCTTGAATGCTGGAATGAGCCGGACAAGTGGTGGAGGAAGGGGGATGGAAGCGGGGTTTACATGGAAGCCAACGAATATGCTGCCTTTTTTAAGGCATGCAGGGACGCGGTGAAGCAGGTGGATGCGGACATGGCGGTTTACAACGGTGGTTTCACGGGCTTTGATTTTGCGTACACAAAGCAGTTTATTGAAACGCTGAAGGCTTTGGGTTCTGGAATGCCTTCAGCCCTTACCGTTCACCATTACAGCCATGCAGGGAACAAGTTGGGGCAATGGCCGCCTACATGGTGGGACGGCGGTGCATGCGCCCCGGAATTGGATGCGGATTTTCAGGGGGTGTTGCCAATGGTGCAACTTGCGAAGGAAAACGGCATGGAATTATGGGTGACGGAATTTGGGGTTGATACGCGCCCGCCTTCTTGGATGTACGCAAAACCGTTTGCCGGGAAAAGTTCAGAACAGTTGCAGGCTGAATGGGTATTGCGCACGGCAATGGAGTACATGCGGTTGGGCGTTGCACGGGTGATGGTGTTCAACGGCAATGATGAAGCCGGGGCGGTGAACGGCGGTTTGTATGTAAACAGCGGCATTCTGTATGGGGAAGGGGAAGCGGGCAAAATATTCGCGCCAAAGCCCGCTTTTACAGCATTGGTTGCAGCGGTTGAACATTTGAAGGGGTTGGCGTACAAAAAGGATGAAAGCACGGCACAGGCGCGAATTATGCGCTTTGAAGGGGGTGGAAAAACCAAGTGGGCGTATTGGCTGCCAACGGCTGAAGGAAAAGTTGCTGAAATAACTATTGCAGGGAAAGCACTTCAGGCAATGGAATCCGTTCAATTTTATACTTCCGGGCAATAGTTGGCCTGAATATTGCAACAAAGTAATTTGGAAAAAGGCTCTTTGAAGGGAGCTGAAAAGCAGCCGTTCCCGCCATAAGTTGGCGGGGGCGGCTTTTTTATTTGAAAAAAAGTTTGCGTTGCAAGCCGTTGGTTTTCAGTGTTTTGCAAATAAATTAAAACAAGCCTGAAAATAATTATTCAAAAAGGCTTGGTGAATTGGTTTGTGTAGTTACCTTTGTAACCACAAGCGAAGGGAATAACACTAAATTCAACACATTGAAAAAATAACAACATGAACAACGCACGGCGCAAGAAAATTGCAGAATTGGTTTCTAAACTTGAAGCCCTGAAAGAAGAACTTGAAATGCTGAAGGACGAAGAAAGCGAAGCGTTTGAAAACATGCCTGAAGGTTTGCAGGAAAGCGAACGCGGCCAACAAAGCCAAGAAGCAATCGAAAACCTTGAAAGCGCATTTGGAAGCCTTGAAGAAGTTGTTGAATACTTGGAAACCGCTGCACAATAAACCATTCATCTGCTAAAATTCACACACAATGCAACGTTCAGAAATAAATTGGCTGCCATTCCTTAACCACCTTGAAACACAGATTGGCGTTCCCGTTGAACTTCTTCTTGAAGGTGGGCGCAAAACCCCTGAATTAAAGTGCCAAAACTTACGGCAGTACGTTGGCTTCCTGCAACGCGGGCTGAAAAGCGTTCACCCACACTTCTTCAATTTCAACTTTCAAGAAGAACCCGCCAAAGAAGGGGAAGCAAACCTTTGGGCAACGGTTTACATTGTTCTTGAACACAAAGAAGGCGGGAACAACCAAGTAAAATTGTTTTCCTGTTGGTACTACGAAGAAGAAGGTTGGATTTTCGCAACCCCGGCAGATTAGTTCACCACACACTTTTAACTTTCAACTTTTCAGCAAAATGTTACGCAAAACAGAATCACTCACCACTTCAGAATGTGTTTTGAACATTCTTTTGAACAGCGAAAATTTCTACATTCGACACATTGACGGGCTTATTGAAGCCTACCAAAACGGAAGGGAACACGGGCATATAATTTTTGGCCTTTCTTCAACTGCACCTGAATACAAGGTTGTATCAACTGCATTTTACATCTGTACAGCCCGCCGTTCTGACAAAATTTGCATTTACAAAGGGGCTTATGCAATGCAGGGAATAAGTGATGATGCATATTCAAACCCAAAATACTTTGAACGCGGGCAGTTTTATGAAGCCGCTGCATGGCTTGCAAGTGAACTGAACATGCTTCTTCCACAATACATCGCAACAACCAATGAAAAATAAAGTAAACCCGCTTCCAAACATGCCTGAAGGAACGTACTACAAACGGCGGAAAACAGGCGAATTGAAGTTTTGGCGCAACCTTGAATTTCGGTATTTATGGCGGCTTCAAAGAACCATAAAAGCGACCATTCAATAACCACTTCACCACTCACACAAATTCACCCACACATTCAAACATTCAACAATTATGGCACACCAATTGGATTTTCAAAAAGGCAGCGCAGGTTTCGTTTCTTATAAAACCCCGGCTTGGCACGGGCTTGGGAAGGTTATTGAAACAGAAATGAGCGTTGAACAGGCAATCAAATTTGCAAACCTTGACTTCACGGTTGGCAAACTTCCAAACATTCACCGCATTCAGACCGGGCAATATGACGCAGAAGGCAAAGCGGAGGTTTTGGACATTCAAACGGGCAAAAGTTTCTTCACATACAGAACCGACACCAACCTTGTTCTTGGTGACCGTTTGGGCGCGACTTATCAAGTTATTCAAAATGAAGAAGCCCTTTCTGTTTGCGATACGTTGGTTCAACAAGGCGGGTTGGTTATTGAAACAGCGGGCAGTTTGTTTGACGGCCGGACGGTTTTCATGTGCTGCCGTTTGCCCGAGCCTATGTAGGTTTCAGGAACGGACAAGGTGAACCAATATGTGATGATTGCAGCCGGGCATGATGGGGGAACGCCTATTTTGGCTTATTTCACTTCAGTAAGGGTTGTTTGCAACAATACGCTTCAAATGAGCCTGAACGGTGCTGTTCAAAAGCACAGCATTCGCCACACACGCAGCGCAAAAAGCCGCTTGGATGAAGCGTTGAAAATCATGGGGCTTGTGGCCAAAAACCAAGCCGTTGCAGGTGAAGTGTTTGACCAGATGGCGCAAACAAAGTTGGCACAAAACGATTTTTGGAACTATTTGGGCAACGTGTTCTTCAGCGGCGAAGAAGTAAAAGCATTGCGTGAAGGTGGAAGGCCAACGGACATTATTTCAACGCGCAAAACAAACGTGATGAACGAGGTTCTTGCGTTCGCACAAAACGGGGTTGGGCAGGCTGAAGCAAACCCCGGAAGTGCTTGGTGGGCGTACAATGCCGTGACGGGGTACTTCAGCAACAAAAAGGCGGATGACCCGAATGACCGCATGCAAAGCCTTCTTTGGGGTTCTGCTTCCGTAACAATGGAACGCGCATTGCAGTTGGCTTCAAAGCCTGAAAGCATAGTTGCGCTGAAGAACAAAAGCCTTGCAGGAAATATGGATTACCAATTCAATCAGAATTAACCGAAGCGTGTTGGCGGCCTCTCGCAAAGGCGGGGGGCTGCCTTTTTTCAAACAAAAACTATTCAAACAATTCATAAAAAATGGCACACAACGATTCAAACGATAAAACGAATGCTGCACAGTTGGAGCAAGCATTGCGGTTTTGCCTTTCAGTAATTCGCAACGGTGGGGTGTGGGATTTATCCGAAAAAATCGCCGTTGAAAAGGCTGAAAAAGCCCTTGGCATAGAACCGGGGGAAGATTTAAACAACGCTGAAACCGTGCTTGCCTACGTTAGCGATTCGGGTGATGAAAGCGTTGGGATTTTTGGCGCAAAATGGGCTGTTGAATGCCCTTGGTGTGTGGGTGAAGCCGATGAAGAAGCGGAGGCACATTTCAGGGCGAAGTTGGCGGAATTGTATGCTGAATTTTCTGATTTCAAAATTCAGGTTCACTTCAGCACCGACCGCTTCACAGAAGAATAAACGGGCATTCACCTTGAATTTCTTAAACACTAATTTCTAAATTTAAAACAGCGATGAAAAAAGCATTGGCAAGGAAACTGTTTCAATATTGGGTGTTTGACTGGCACGGCACGTTTTATTGCAGCCTTGAATTAAGTTCTGATGAAGCCTTTGAAAAGTGGAAGAATGAGGTGGACAAACCGGGCTTGAAAACCCTGCATTTCATGGCGTTTACAAACAACCCACAAAGTATATGCGCACGGGCTGAAACGCAGGCTGAAGCGGTTCAAAAAGCCGCCATTGAACCTTTTGAAAGAAGCATTCGCGGCCTTACGAACATTCTGGACATAATTTTTTCACATGAAGCCGGGCAGCACAGAATTACGCTTTCCCTTGATGATTCACCCAATGTTTTTCTTGGGAAGGCTTTTTTTGAAAGCCGCCTGAAGTGGCTTTGGGTTGTTGCAAATTCGCTTCGAGAACCATGCGCAGAAATTAAGCATGTGCCAACACTGATGAAAATTTCCTGTAAAGTAATTGAACCGACCCACACCATGCCGGATTGGTTCAACGAATGGGACGGCAAATTTTATTACAACCAATAATTTGAACAATATGCAAAAGCAAATTGAACAAAAAAGCGCAGAAGTACAGGCCGGACAGGTGTACACTGATAAACGGTTTGAAGCAATTGTGAAGGTGGAAAAAGTGGAAGCGGGGCGGGTGTATTTTGCACAGGTTATTGGGTTTGATGAAGCAAGGTTGCGTAAGGAGTACGGAAGCGAAGCAACTGAACAATTTCTTCAGCGATACCAACTACTTGAAAAGCCGCTGGATGAATTGGTTGCCTTGGGGGAAAAAATCATAAGCGGTGAAATTCCGTACACTTTTGAAAATGTGGGGGCTGAATTTGAAGGGGAAAGCGCAATGGTTTCGGCGGATGCAAAAACGGGACTTCTTGCAAAGGTTGCAGGGCTTGAACAGGTAAGCGCACAAATGGAAAGCATGCGGCAATGTTTTTCATTTGCAATGAACAAAAAGAAGGCTGAATTGGAAGCCATAAACCAAGCAATGAAGGCACAGTTGGAGCTGGTGTACAAAACAATGCGGCGAATTGTAAAAGTTATTGAAAGCATTGAATTGTACCTTGGAATAAATGAAGAAATGGTTCAGTTCCAAGCAGGGGAATTTGCTGAAGAAGGCGAACCAATTGTTTTCAGGCAATTGGTTTTGTTCATGGATGAAGAAGTTGCTGAAACTTCCGGGGGCGGTTTGGATGTGAACGATTTGGACAAGTTTGAAGAATGGTTGCGCAACCCTGAAAACCTTCAACTTGTGCTTCCTGAAAAAAAGGGCATGGTTGCCTTCAAACCAAGAAGGTACAGAAAGGAATATGGAAACCCAATGACAGATGCGCAAATGCAGCAAGTGAACGCAATGACTTTCTTTTTGATACGGAACGGGGACAACCTTACACGGATTTTCACCAACAACCTTCAGGTTTCAAAAACAATGTTCCCCGGAAGTTCTGGCATGGCTGAACTGCAAAAACGTGCTGAAAAAGCATGGGCTGAACGCGAAAAGGAGGAAATAAAAGATGAACTGCAAGACCATGCAAGGTTGGCAATGTTCTTTCAGGGCTTGATTGACCGTTCAGATGTATTCAAGCCGCATGCGCAGGGAATAAATATTTTCACGGACGGAGCGGAAGGAAGCGTTGTGTTCCTGTATGATGCTGAAGCATTGTTGCCAGATGGAAGAAAGCCGTTCAGGCAATGGCAAGCAGAAATAAATGAAAAATTGGTTCGTGGAAGCCGGGTTGTTATTGCCGGGGCTGAAGGGTTTAAGGATATGTGGCCAAATAGATTTGCGCGGTATTACAACAGCCAATACATCGCACCTTCAAAGCCTGAAGATGGGGTTTACAACTTGGAAGAAAAGGAAGGCAAGTTTATTTTCTTCTACCTGCCAAAATCACACGGCTGGAAAGAACATGTAACAAGGCAAGTTTCATACATGGTGCAGCCAAGTGATTCTTTTGTACTGAATTATGACCAAATAAGCCTTGAAGATGTGGAGTTTTATTTGAAGAACCGGGTTGAACGCCCGAACTACTTGAAAATGATGCCCGTGTTGCGTACAATACGGAAGGAACGGTTGGAAGAAACACGGGTTGAACTTGAATTTGCAAGGGCAATGGCGCACACCTGCAAAGTTCCTGAAGAAACGGTTCTTCAGGCTGTGCAATGGTGGAAGATGAAAGTTATTTCAAAACGCCCGCTTGGTGCAGATGATGCAAAGGCATGGCGAATGATAAAGGCTAAAATTCAACGCGAAAAATGAAATACACTGTAACTGAAATCCGGGTTCGCTTCTTTTGTTTCCCATCGTTTACCTATGAATTGTGGGGCTATTCAGACGATGATTTTTTCAAAACAGAAACAAAAGAAGGTGAAAAAAGGCCAATCGTTTTTCTTGGCTCAAATGAATTTTATTATCCAACACCTGTTGAAGCATTTGAAAATGGTGTTAGGCATGTAAACGAATTCCCAAATACCTACCAATGGCCAAAAAACTAAGCCTTCCAAACATGAAAACCCCATGCGCAAACTGCCCGTTCAGGAAGGATTGCAAACCGGGTTGGCTTGGGAAAGAACGCATGGAAGAAATTGTTGCAGCACAAACTTTTGTTTGCCATAAAACAACCGGGAAAGGGAAGAAAAGAATGCAGTGCGCAGGCCACATGCTTTTAATGAAGGAAGGAAACCAGTTTTTTGCAATGGCAACCCGTATGCGGTTGCCATTGTGCTTGAAGGGGGAAGAACTTGTGTTTGAAACGCCTGAAGCCTGCATTGAACACCATGAAAAACAATAAAAAATTTTGGTGAATTAAATAATTAGTTACCTTTGTAACCAGTTCAGAAAAAAGGAAAATTTTCAACACATTAAAGGCAATTCACATGGCAACCAAAACAGTAAAATTCAGAATTGAATTAGAACAGCCACTTCCACACCCGGAAGAAATGGCTGTTGTGACATTCATTGGGCGGGCAACTGTAAAAACAGGGCGGTTTTCAGGGGTAAGCACCCTTGAACCGCAAATCACGCACTTATGGATGGGCATTGACATCCCATCGCAAGAACAATTTCCTTGGCACGTTCGCCCCGTTTCACTTCCAACGGCAACGGGAAGTGGTTGGAAGCGGTTACGGACAGAACTTGAACAGGCGGCATTGGATGCGTTTGACAGCCCGGTTGCAATAACGCTGCCGGATGAAGTTTCAAAGCCTTTCACGGCATTTGTTTGGGGGCTTCAGCCTTCAGGAATATTTCAATAAAATAAAAGCACATGGATTTCAAAAGGATTGAACCGAAAAAGTACAAAATTCGCAGGCTTCAGGTTTCGGAAGAAATAAGGTATTGGGCTAAAATAAAAATCATGGAGGACACGCGCCCATACGGGCAAAAGGCACGGATTCAGGATGTTTGGCTTCACCTTGTTTCTGAAGGTTTGAAATTGAAGAACGAAATTGTGTTTTCAAACAAGTACGTTCAAACAAAACTGAAAACTGCAACCAACAGAACAAATTTCCCAGTTGAATTACATGGGAAAATTGAAAGGGTGCGCAAAGCAGTTGAAGCCGGGAAGTTGAAAAGAGAAGGGGCGGTTGCGGTTGATTCCTACAACATAATCATGTGCTTAATTGAAGCGGCCTTTAACAACATCAAATAATAAAATTTACAAGCAAAATGGCAACACAGGCAATTGAAAAAGTGGTTACACCTTCCATCCGTTCCATGCAGGCAGAAGACCGCCTTTTGGCACTGAAGCAAAGCAGGCTGAAGGTTCTGTTGAAGGAGGATGTAAAATTCCAAAAAATGTGCGAAGCTGCAACGCTTTTGCTGAACAGCGAAAAATTACGGCAGTGCGATGAAGCAAGCATTTACGGCGCACTGTACAAGGCGGTGACTTTGGGGTGCAGGCTTGAACCTGAATTTGGGGAGTGCTACCTAATACCCCGGAAAATAAACGTTGGAACGCGGGAACGCGCTGAATGGGTTTCTGTGTGCTGCTTTCAACTTGGGTACAAGTATTGGAAAAACAAAGCCCTTGAAAGTGGCCACATTAAGTACATGGAGACGCGGGAAGTTTATGCTGAAGACCAATTTAGTTTCAAGTATGGAAGCGGGGCATATTGGGAACACATGCCAGCACAGGAAAACAGGGGTGTGACGATTTGGTTTTATGCCGCTGCACCGCTTACAACCGGGGGTGAAGTTTTCCAAGCCATAAACAAGCAGGAAGCCGAAAAGTACAGGCGCATGTCCGAAAGCCAATGGGAAACCACAGGAACAGGCCAAAACAGAATGCGCAAATTCAGGGAAAAGCCCACAGACATTTGGGCTGCGCATTATGCAAGCATGGCACTGCGCTTGCCAGTAAAAAAACTGTGTTCCATGTTGCCGCTTACTGAAGCCATTGAATCCGCCATGCGCGAAGATGGGGCGGTGACGTATATTCAGCAGAACGGCGAAATGACGCGGCTTTCTTCCGGGGAAATAGAAGCACTTGCTGAAGCCGTCGAAGTGAAGGAACTGCCCGTTCCTGAAGAACAAAAGGAAGTGTTTGAACAGTGGCAAGATGCAATTTCGGTATGTGCGGACTTTGATGCGGTTTGGAAACTTTACGAGCAGTTCAAGCAATCCGACCTGTACCAAAGGAAAGCGTTTGTTTCCATGTTCTTTGAAAAGTTTGCAGCCGTTGCAACTGAAACGGATGAACAGTTGGGCAAGGTGTTCCATGCTTCCAAAGAATGGCAAAAAACGCCCGAATTGGTTAAAATCCTCACCACCAAGAAGGAACAACTTGAACAGCAAAAACAAGCAGCGGCAAAATGAACACAATACCTGAATTCAAAATCCGTGCTTCAGCCATTGGAACAATAATGACTGAACCAAAGGGCAAATCAATTGCTACCAAAATAAAGGAACTGGAAGCAAAAATTGAAGAAGTTGCCCTGAAGTTGGCGGGCATTCGTGACGGCCTGAAATCTAAAATCACAACAGCCGAACGCCTTGAAAAACTGAAAGCAGAACGGGAACGCCTGCTTCCGTACAAGGATGCGCCGCACCTTTCGCAAAGCTGCATTTCCTACCTTGAAAAGTGGTGCAATGAGTGGATTTATGGCAGGCGCATTGAATTCACAAGCAAAATGACGGACAAGGGGAATTTGGTGGAAGAAGATTCAATAATTTATGCAAGCGGGCATATTGCAGAAATGGGGCTTTCTTCCAAAAACGTGGTTTCATTCCGGGGGGATGAATGGATTGAAGGAACGCCCGATGTTTTGACGGGGGAATATGTGTTTGATGTGAAAAGCAGTTGGACACACGACACGTTCCCTTTGTATTACAGTGAAATCCCGACAACGGACTATGATTGGCAGGTGAAGGGGTACATGTATTTGACAGGAAGGCGAAAGGGGCGGGTGCTGTATGTGCTTATGAGCATGCCTGAAGAAATGTTGCGCAAGGAAGCCCGTTGGAAGTTGGGGCAAGAATTTACAGAAATAGAATTCAATGAATTGGCAGCGCAGTACCAATATGACAACTTGCCGCCATGCTTGCGCCTGAAGGAATTTGAAGTTGATTGGGATGAAGAAGCAATTGAAGCAGTGAAGCGGCGAATTCTGGAATGCCGCAAATACATTGAAACTTCCATTATTCCTGCCCTTGAAATCAATGCCGCCAAGTACGGCGATGATGAATAACTTTTTGCTAAGTTCAACCGGGGGCGGCAAGTAGTGTGGGATGAAAGCCGCCCCTGAATTTCAAACTAAAATTTACCATGAAAGAAACAGGCGTAATTTTCAGCACACCAATGGCATTGGCTGCAATCGAATTAAGGAAAACAATTACCCGCCGAATGCGCGGCCTTGAACATTTGAATGAAAACCCAAACCAATGGGCGGTTTGTAGGCAGCTTGATTGGTTGGAAAATGTAAAAGGTGGGGGCGTTCAGGAATTCCCCGGAAGAACAGGTTCTTCATGGATAGCACTGAAAGACAACTTGGGGCTGACCGATGGGGGGTATTATGTTTTTTCATGCCCATTTGGTGAAGTTGGCGACCGCATTTGGATGCGTGAAACGTACTACCCAACAGATTCACCAATAAATGGGCCGATTTACAAAGCGGATTTTCACCAAGTAGAAAGCCCGGATAAAAGTATTTCAAAAACAGCTTGGCTTTCTGATGGAAAAAATGGGTCTTGGAATGGGTATTTTTTAGGAAAATGGAAGCCTTCAATTCACATGCCCCGCGTTGCATGCCGTTTTGTTGCCGAACTTATTGAAATACGGCTTGAACGGCTGCAAAGCATTACTGAAGAAGAAGCCGAATTGGAAGGGGTTCATTGCTACGGCGAACCAACACCGGGGCAAAAGGTGTTCAAAAACTACCTTCTTGCAGAAAGTGAAGACATTGGGGTTTTGAGTGCAACCTATTCATTCATGACGCTTTTTGCAATGCTTCATTCACAAGAATTGGTGGACTTGAACCCTTGGGTTTGGGTTCTTAAATTCAAACAGGTTTAAAACATGGAACGCAGCAATTCAATGGAAAACCCCGGCATAACATTGCAAGGAATACGGCAGGCATGTGGCTACTCAAATTTTGATGCCATGCGCCAACTTTGGTACAGCATGTTTGGAAAGGAAAACGGCTTTCCAGAAAAAGAAGAACCGCTTGAATATGGAAGTGCTGAAGCCTATTTGGTTCGCCTTTCTTCACCAAAAGCAAACAAGCCTGAACAGGTTGTTCAAGGGGCTTTGGTTTTGCTTGAAGGTTTAAGGAAGGGGGTAGTTCCAGAAGTTGCGCAGGATGCTTCAGCGGAAGTGAAAGCAGCAAAGCCAATTCAACCAACAGCAAGTAAACCAACAGTGAAAACACCCACACCAAAACGGCAAGAACCCAAAGAAGTGGCGTTTGTGAACCCGCTGGATTTATTGCGGGCTGAAAGCATAAGGCTGCGGGATGAAGAAGACAGGCAGGCCCGTGCTGAATCAAGGGCAAATGAACAAAAGCAACTCGAAGCGGCTGAAAAACTAAATGCCCGGCTTTCGCCTTGGATAAACGGTTTGACGTGGACTTTGAACGGGCTTGAAATGGTTTTCCTTATTGGCGGCCTGTTCGTTATTGCCGGGGCAATGGGCTTGGTTGTTGGCCTGTTTTTGGCAGTGCTTGGGACTATTGTTTTGCTTATGGTGCAGTTGCAGGGGAATGGCGGGGGCTATGCTGTTTTTGCTTGGTTCATGGTTTGTTCCATTGGGGGTTGGTTGGTTGAATACCCGGCTATGTTCCAAGCCATTGAACAAAGTGGAAGCATAGTTTCAGAAAGCGGGGAAACCTATGCCGGAATTTCAGTAAGTTCCTATGCAAGCATAGTCACATTTTTAATGTCCGGAAGTTCCTTCGCAGGAATGTTTTTCAGGTATAAAAAAGCACAAAGCCAATAAGTATGAGAAGTTTTTTGACGCAGTTTTTCCCGGACTTGGCAATGTTCGACATTGCGCCTGCACCAAAGAAGCGGGAAGAAGTGAAGGAAGCTGAAATTCCAGTTGAACAGGGTGAAGTTGTGGTTGGCAAAAAATGGAAAACGGATTTCCATGAAGGCGGTTTTGAATCCGACCACATTGTTTCAAGCAAACCGGGATTCAGGGTTAAAACGTTGACGGGTTGGGATGTTGGGTATTTGAACGAATACCACAGGAACGAAACGGAAGGACACCCGACTTGGAAGCAGGCTTTGGCTGAAAAGTTGAAAGTGGAATGGGCAACGGAGGATGAAAGTGGGGAATACCCTTCAGCAGAAAGGGTGGTGCGAAACCATACAGCACCGGGCGAAAGCGAACCGCAAAGCGGGTACGGGCTTTCAAACGTGAAGAAATATTTCAAGGCTTTCAACCATGCTGTAAAAAGGGAACTTGAAGAAGCAAAGGTCAAACAGGGTCAAAAATAGTTGGACTTCTGATTTTCAAACAGTTAACCTACATTGTTTTGACCCAAACGCGGTTTAAACGCGGTTCAAGAAAGGTCAAAAAAACTAAAAATCGGTTCAAATGTATTACGAACACATTGTAAAAAAGGGAGCGGTGACGCATGTTCACAAAGTAATTGTTGTTGGGGATTCAGGGAAAAGGGTGGTTTTTGATTTCCTGAATAAAGAAACGGAGCCAATGCACGAAGGGCTTCCAATTCCACAACAATACAGGAAAATGCAAAAAGGAGAATTTGAAATATTGTTTGCAAAATCAATTTGAATCATGGGCGAATTTCCTGAAGTACAGTTGCCGAATGGCCAAAAGGCAACGTTTGATGAAAAGGCCGGGGCATACACAATTGAAAATTCCGGGCTGAAGCAAATGGAAGCAGAACATTTAACTGCCCTGTACCTGCTTTCTGTGAAGCGTTTGCGCCAACTTGTACAGGTTGTTTTTTGGGCTGTTGTTTGCCTTGTTGTGAAAGCAAGCATTTCGATTGCTGATGAATTTGACAATTATGCAGCCAAGCCAGCAGCGCAGAATATTGCAGAAACATTTGGCTTTGCTTCCTCAATATTCATCATGGTTCTTGTGCTGTTCATAATTGGCTGCCTTCTTTGGGTGTTTTTTGGCGACTTCTGGAACGGGGTGAAACAATGGCAAAAGGGTTCAGAACTTCCAGCAGTGCAACAAAAGAAAAAGGGCATAGGGAAGGCGTTGAAACCTATTGCTTCAAGTGCGCAGAACATTCTAAAATCAAAAAAATAGGCTATGCAACCAAAGTATATTGATGAAGACATAGCAGCATACGAGGCTATGATATTCCAAAGTGCTATGCTATGCCTTGGGGCTATACTTGGCGGCATAGCCCTGATTGACAACGGTTGGATTTTATTTGGGTGGCTACTTGGCGGGGGCGGCCTTGCCTTTGGGCTATGCGGTTTTGATGGGCTGAAGAAGTGGATGAATGAAAGGGCTTTGGTTGCGGCCTACAAAATGCAAACCCGTTCACTGTTTGTTTTTTCCAATGGGGTAAGCGAACATGAAGAAGATGATGAAACCATAATTGAGCGCAAGGATTTTGCGCTTGAAATGCTTGCCCGAGTGAAGAACCCGCATGAAGTTACCGTGTGGGTTTTGATATTCAGGGATGCTTGTTGCATGGGGTACAAGACGGGGAAGAACGGTGAATTTGTGCGCGTTGTTCGGGAATTCAGGGAAGGGTTGACGGTTCGTGAAACACGGGAAGAATACAACCTTTTTTGTGAAAAATTCCAAGCAGAAATGGAACAACAAGAATTGAACGCGAAGCGGGAAAACGCAAACGCTGATGAATGGGTTTCAGCGCATTGGTTTGGACAAAACGTGAAGTGAAATGGTTTTTAAGTTGACAAAGCATGCGAAGAAAAGGATGTTGGAACGGGGCATTGAACTGCCGGATGAAACCATGAACATGAAGGCGGCAGGAAGGAAAACCCGTAGGAAAACCCGTAGGAGAATCCGTGAAGCATGCAAGAAGAAAGGGCTTCAGGGCGGGACAATTTATTGGACAAGGCGGGATGGAACTGTATATGTGTGCGCACAGGAAGATATTGGTGTTTACTGTGTAATAACAGCCTTCAACCTAAACGAACATGAAAAGAAAGAAGAAAAGTAAGGGGTTCAGGCTTTCCCCCGCACATGCTTCACAAGGCAGGTTATTTGGCCAAACGGGGGCATACCTTATGGGAAGCATTATTTACCCATTCCGCAACAAATGGGGCATTTCAGACCGGGCAGACTTGCGCCGTGCGCAGGTGGACAAGGATGTTACAGGCCCGGTTTACACGGTATTTTGCAGGGAAGTGTTTTTTGGGTGGACTTGTGAACAGTTTGTTCACTTTGCCTACCAATGGGCGAACGCACCCATAAAGAAAACAACCGGGGGAACTGAATGGTACTACAATCTAAACCCCGTTTTTGGCGGCTTTGTGTTGTGGTTGACGTGGAATTATGGGATACAGATACGGGGGGCAATTGGGGTTGACTTAAAAACGCAATGGTGCATAAATGCGCTTGCCTTCCTGTGTCCTTTCGTGTGGATTGACGGGCTTTTGTGGCTTGTTTTTTTCAGGCTTTTGGGGTGGGGGTTGTGCGCGGGCGTTGGGTACATGCTTTGGGTATTCATAACAACAAACCATATTTTATGAACAAGATTCTGACTTTTTTGGGGCTTCTGCTTTGCTTTGGCGTTTCGGCACAAAGCGAAGGAAGCGAACGCGCCTACCTTTCCAAGCAGGGAATTTGGGGGACTTCATTGGATGTTGAAGAAACGTTGATTTCAGTGCGCTTTATTGAAGCAGAAGAAGGGTTGTATTTGGTGATTCAAAATTGGGCAATGCAGGATGAATGCTTTAATGAACTGGATGAAGAAGAATACTTTCTAAGCATTGGAATGATGCCAAAAGGTTTGGATGCGGGCAAAAAGATTGTATTCAGGGTGAAAGAATGTATTTCACTTGATGCGATTTTTTATTTTGATTTTATAAGGTAAAACATACCTTTGTAAAAGTTTTTCATAGGGAGAAACCTTAGTTTGGGCGGAGGTTCAGAAGCCGCCCAAACTTTTTTGAATGGTTCAGGCTTTTGCCTGTTGAAGATAAAAACACACAATAAAGCCCGGTTGCGGCTTTTCCAGAAGTACAATGGAATAACTGATGGGCGATTGCAACGCTTGTTGGTGAAAGGTTGCAACCGGGCAAAAGAGACTGTACTCGAAAGATTGTTTTCATTTGGTTTTTTAGGGTTTGCCGTTGAAGTAGCAATGCTTCAGCGGTTTTTTTTGCATAAAAAGTTTTGCGGTTTCGTTTTTGTAGTTACCTTTGTTCCTGTCAAGAAGTTGGCCCGGATTGGAAACCCGGAAGAAAAGGCTGAACATACTGTTTTTTTCATTTGCGCTTTTAAAGGCGCGGGCTACAATGGGGTTTTACAGCCTCCCCGTTTGAAGGACTTCCAACCCTTCCCCGCACCTTTAGAGGCGCATTTTTTTTGGGCAAAAACGAAAATATCATGACTGTAACAATTCCAGACCGCGAACAACATGAAGGCATTTTTTCTGTGACACTTGAAATTCCAGACAAATGCCCAAAATGCGGCGCAAAACGTGGAACTAAGGTTTGGCAAGGGCTTTCTTATGATGGAAGCAGAAGATTGCATGTAACGCAATGGGAAAACGAATGCGGCCACATTGACAAATATGCTGAAGTAAGAAAGGAAATGAAATTGAATTAGTTTTTAATCCCTGCAAAAATGGCTGACCTTACATTCACAACTATTGAAGAAAGCGCACGGGCTGAACTTGCAATAAGCCGTGATGAATATGCGCTTTGCAACTATGTTCAAACATGGGCTTCACACCCGCAAAACAGAAGGCCGGGGTGGTGCAATAGAACAAAGGAACAAACGGCTGCATTTGTAGGCATTACGCCGAGGGGGGTGCAATTGATGCTGAAGAAAATGCAAAAAATTGGCCTTATTGAAAGGTATTCCACCACACTTTTCCTGCACCGAATTACTGAAAAATGGTTTGATACGGTAACGCTTGCAAAGCAATGCCGAAAGGGTGAAGAAAGTTCACCTTTTGGGGTGAAGAAAGTTCACCCTTCAGGTGAAGAAAGTTCACCTCTCAGGGTGAAGAAAGTTCACCCACATAAGGAATTTAATAACTCCCCTATTAAGAGTGGGGAAAACGCACCCACACAACCGGGGGCTTTTGTTCTTCAGAAGAAAGTTGAAACGGCAGATGAAGCGGAGGGGTTGATAATGGCATGGGCAGAAGGTGAAGGCCGGGAAACGGTGCGTTCATGGTATTCAAACGCATACAGGAAATGCACGGTTGCTGATGTGAAGAAAATGGTGCAAGAATTCGTGCATGCTTATTTGACAATTGGGGATGCCGGGAAGCGTGAACGAATGGAACGCGACCCATTGCAGTGCTTCAAGTATTCCTTCAAGGTGTTTCTTACAAGGCAGGCGGGTTTTGAAAGGCAGGCTGAAGAAAAGAAAACAGCACAAAACGGGCAAAACAAAGAAGCCATTTATGAAAGCCCTGTAATTCCAGTTTTCACAAGTAAAAGCGGCAACTAAAAATGGAAAGTTCTACACAGCAAAACAGGCAACAACCAAACAGGAATTCAAAAAGAAGAAATGAAGTTGAAAACGATTCACTTTCAAACTTTGTATTTGGAAAAGTTCAACCACAGGCTTTGCCACTTGAAGAAGCTGTATTGGGCGCACTTATGTTGGACAGGGAGGTTTTACCAAACATCATTGAAATCCTGAAGGTTGAAAGTTTTTACAAAGAAGCGCACCAAAAAATCTATCAGGCAATCATAAACCTGTACAACAAAAGCGATGCAATTGATTTGCTTACTGTTACGGAAAGGATTGCTTTTGAAGGAAACCTTGAAGCCGTTGGGGGCGGTTACTACCTTGTTGAACTTTCAAACCGTGTTGCTTCAGCGGCAAATGTTGAATACCATGCACGGATAATTCAACAGAAGTACATTCAGCGGCAAATTATTTCAATAAGCACCCAAAACATACGGGAAGCGTATGAAGATACAACGGATGCGCTTGAACTGCTTGAAAGGGCAGAAGTTGAAATTCTTGGAATCAGGGATGCACAGGTTGGGCAGGAACACAAGATGCCTGAATTGGCAGTTAGGGTTTTGAAAGACCTTGAAATGCGTTCTTCAAAGACGGGGTTGATTGGTGTTCCTTCAGGGTTTAGGGATTTGGACGCAAAAACAAGCGGGTTTCAAAATTCTGACTTGATTATTGTTGCCGGAAGGCCCGGTTCAGGAAAAACGGGTTGGGCTTTATCCGTTGCCCTGAATGCCGCTGTTTACCAAAAAAAGCCCATTGGCTTCTTTTCGCTTGAAATGAGTGCTGACCAACTGTTCATGCGGCTTGTAAGCATGGTTGCAGAAGTGAACAGTGAAAAATTGAAGTGTGGAACGCTGGAAGATTGGGAATGGGAAAAGGTTGGCCGGGCAATAGAACTTCTTTCAAATGCGCCGATTCACATTGACGACACGGCAGCTTTGAACATTATGGATTTGCGGGCAAGGGCAAGAAGAATGAAACAGCAGTTTGGAATTGAAACGGTTATTGTGGATTATTTGCAGTTGATGACGGGAACAAGGGAATTTGGTGGAAACCGGGAACAAGAAATTGCTTCAATTTCAAGGGGGTTGAAAGCCCTTGCTAAACAATTGAACGTTCCAGTAATTGCGCTTGCACAACTAAGCCG